TGTAAGTTATTGATTTATAAATAAATTTTAAAAACCATAATCCGTACTTAAATGAGTACATATTTGGCATATTTTTAATCAAAAACCTATGCAGATGGCGAACAAGGGCAGGCGATGAGCCAAAATGAGCAAATCGCTTTGGCACTTATTGAGCCGTATTTACAACAGCCTTTGGGAGTGTTTAGCTTGCCTGCGGTAAGGGTATGAAATGGGATTAAATGCTGAAATTAGTACTGAAATTGCCCAAGCCTTTGATGGCGACTTAAAAGATGTAGTCAAAGACTTCACAGTGGTGCGTGTCATCTTATCTGATGATGATTGGGCGGTTAATGATACCCCCCAAGTACTATCCACCATCAATTACAGTGGTAGGGGCGTTTTTACAGGCTTTTACGCCCATGAGATTGATAATAAGACCATCATGCAACAAGATACCAAGCTAATTTGTTTGCAAAGTGAGCTAACAGACACGCCACAGATAAATGATAGCATTAATCAGATGAAAGTGATTAATATCAGCCAAGACCCAGCAGGTATCTGTTATTTCATACAGCTTAGGGGGACAAGTGGGGATTAAGTGGCATAAAAAAATGACGGTTGAACCCATTGCCGATAAGATTGACACCACTTATCGCAAATTTGCCATTGACTGTTATAACAATGTCATCGCCCTAAGTCCTGTGCGTAAAGGGCGTTACAAAAATGCCCATCATATCAGCATTGGCACAAAAAGCCTAAATGAAAATGGGGGCGGTGTTGAGCTTGTCTTAGGCATTCCAAAGCACACCTACCCACTCATCTACATTCAAAACAACTTGCCCTATGCGTTGCGACTTGAACACGGCTGGTCGCAGCAAGCCCCAACAGGCGTTTATGGCAATGCCTTTAACAGTGCATTGGGGGCGTTAGGCTAATCAAGCTGTCTTTGATATGCACGCACAGCGTCCATGATGAGCTGATTTTGGGGAATGTTTAAGCGTTTGGATAAGGATTTGATGAGTTCTATGTCATCAAGTTTTAGGGTGAATGCTTTGTTTTTTACCCCACGGCGTTCATTGCTCTCTTTTTGGATTTGGGTTTGGCTTTTTGGGGTGCTTGTGATTTTTGGCATGGTACTTGACCTTTTTTAAAAAATGTCTTATGATAATGGGTAAGGAGTGGCTAGGCGTTTCCACCTAACCTGCCTTGGCGACTGCCATCGCTTTAGGCTTTATCTGTTAGTAAGCTGGACAGCTTAGCAACAGTATGGCGATGATTGCAAACACTTTGAAAATGGTTTTCATCGTCTTACTCCTTGTTTTTGGCGTAAGCGTTGGTTTACGCCTTACCAATCAAGCAGACCTTGCTTGATGTGTTGTATCATATCCTAGCCTATTTTAAAAGTCAAATAATTTATGCCAAAAGCATGACTTAACTGCTAGATTTTGGTAAGATAATCAACACGAGGATAATTGCGATTTGTATGAAAGTTTTCATCGCTTTTTCCTTCTGCTAGTGAGTGTACAGTAGTTTGGTTGTTCCAGCAACCTTGCTACCACCTCCAAGACTGATAATACCTTGTCTTATTGGTGCATGTTGTAAGCTAACCAACAAATAAAGTCAATCATTTTCTATAAAATGTTTGGCTTTTTTATTGCCCAAAAAATGATTGACAAAACAAACCGCCCATTGTGGCGGTTTTTTATTGGACGAAACAATGAACAGTTTTCACATTGAACAAACGCTACTGACGCATATCAAATCATGGGAGCATTTTGATGATATCCCCTTAGCCAAAGAAAACCGAAACTTTAAACCCCCTGATGGCATTTGGGGCGATAAATCAAAACAAGCCTTAAAATCGGCGATAAATGGCGGCAAGATTATCACAATCACTAAAAATATCAGCTTAAATGAGCTGTTAGCTAGTAATACAGCGACAGCTCGTAAGATTGATAACATGCCAAGTCAGCAGGTTTTACAAAATTTGATTGACGCCAGTGTAAATCTTTATCAGCCTGTGCGTGAGATTTTGGGCGTGGCAATGATAATTAGTAGCGGTTACCGCTGTCCTGCTTTAAATAAAGCAGTGGGTGGCTCTAAAACTTCTGCTCACATGTCAGGCTTTGCGATTGATTTTACTGCCCCAAAGTTCGGCACGCCCAAAATCATTGTACCGCACATTGTCAAAATCTTAAAACAAAAGGGCATTGGTTTTGACCAAGCCATCATTGAATATCCAAAATCGCCACGCTCATGGGTGCATTTGGGCTACAAGCACCCAAGTGGCAAGCAAAGGGGCAGTAGTTTTGTGATTGGGTGATTGCACCAATTTTTAGTGGAAAAATCTCATGGAACTTTGATGATTATTACCCCCAGCCGTTGCGGTTGGGGGTAATTTTTATTTAACTAAGGCTACGATTAAGGCGATTAGTGCGACCGCTAAGCTCAACCAAGGGAACCAGTTGGCTTCTTTTTGCAGTTTTACCGTTTCAGCTCTTAATTTTTCAGCTTCCATCCTAATCCGCTCAAGTTCAGCCATCTTTAGCTCCCGATTTAAAGTTTGCATGTTTTTCATGATTAGCTCCTGCCCTAAAGGGCGTTATCAAGTTTTTAAACAATCATCAAGCGGTCATTCCGTCTTGATGTGTTTATTATATGACTTTTAAAGTCATAAAGCAAGCATTATTTTTAAAAATCTTGCATTTTCTTCCACTTAGCGTCGGGCATCTCCTGCTCCCCGCTTTCCCAGCGTGCCACCTGCCGAAAGCCAGATTTAAGCCCAAATTTTTCGGCAAGCTCGCTTTGGGTCAAGCCAAGTTTTTTACGCAGTGCAACGATATTCTCTGGTGATTTGATTGTAGCAACAGTGTCTGACAGCAAAAGCTTGAGCACTGCTACTAATTCATCATTGTGCATTTGCACAAAATGGCGGTCATCGCTTGGTCTAATCCAGCCATCAATGCGGCTGTTTGACAGCTTGAGCCCGCTTGTTTTGATTTTGTCTTTTAAGCCTTTGATATTGATGCCAAGCGTCTGCATGGCTTGGCAAAGCACATCATTAGCGCTAAATACATCATTGTTATCAAGCAGCATCATGTTTGGAGCTTTAGTGCTGAGCTCTTTATCATCATGCACAAGCTCCACCTTTTTGGGCTTGTTGTCATAATCACGGCAGACAGCCCGATAATTTGCGTAAGCAGTGGCTTTGTCAGTGATCGCTTGGCTAGTAGCACCGTCAATGATGATTTTATAAGTCATAATTTTCGCAAAGTTAAAGGTTTGCGATAGTGTAGCACAAAACATCATCTCTTCACACCTCGCCATTTATCCACTTCGTTCGCCCACCACTGTAACAACTCACGGCGTTCATCAAGCATGTTGGCGTGATTATATACACCTCGCACTCCACCGATTTTGTGCGACAAAGTCAGCTCGATGGCGTCAATCGTCCAAAGGCGGCTCGTATGTGCGTGCGTGCTAAAAATCTTGCGAAAGCCGTGCAAGGTCTGCTTATGCTGATAGCCTGCTTTGACTAATACTTGATACAGACTCCAAGTGCTAATTATTTCAGCGCCAGCGTGCGGCGATACAAAGACATAATCGCTGTGTGTGTTAGCATGCAAAAACGATTAAAAAATCAGCCAATGATGACTAAGCTAAAATCACAAACAATCTCTCAATAACATTGGGCGATTGTTTATTTTTATGATTTTAAGTTGGGGGTCGCTTTTGACTTCCTTCCCGCCCTAAGTGTGGGGATTCCTGCTCCCAGACGGTCAAGCCCAACCGCAAGAATGTTCTTACTGGCATTAAATCTGAATCATGCCGTGTGCCACACTCAGCACAAGCCCATTCTCTTATTCCAAGATCCGTCCTACCTTTCGGACTACTGGACATATCGCCACAGCACGAACAAATTTGGGTAGTGTATCGTTCATTTACGATTTCTAAACGGCAACCTGCATGCTTGCATTTGTAGGTCAGTTGTCGTTTGAGTTCAAACCAACCAGCATCATAGACGCTTTTAGCCAGTTTGCCTTTTTTACTGTTAAATTGATTGGATTTAACATCACCAACCACAACTATGGCATTATCCCTAACTAATTGGGTGGTGAATTTATGGATTAAGTCTAACCTTGTATTTTTGATTTTGGCATGGATTGCTTTGACACGCTGTTTGTTTTTGGCTCTTTGGGCGATGGCTAAGTCTTTGGCGTATTTGAGTGTTTGTTTGATTTGTAGTTTATCACCGTTTGAAGTGGTGGCACTGTCTTTTAAACCCAAATCAATGCCGACGCTACCAGTTCCGCATTGTGTTTTAGGGTATTCTTTGACGGTAATGCAGGCATACCAACGGTTACGACTGTCTTGTACTAACTCGCAAGTGTTGATTTGATATAGGCTAAGGTTGTGGCTGTCCCATAGGTCGATGATTAGCTTTTGTCCTTTGGCTAGGGATAGTTGCAAGGTGGATTTTAAGCCTTTTTTGCCTGTTTGGTGGGTGGCGATATGCTTAATGGCGGATTGTTTAAACGGTATCCAGCCCAATGATTTGTGCTTAGATTTAGAATTGTTGGTTCGCCACTTAAGCTTAGCTTTTTTAAATTGGCGACGCGATTTAGCATGGGTTTCATTGATGGCTTGGATGGTTTGAGAATGTAAGCCTAGTAGCTCACCGCTGCCTTTGGTGTATTTGTTTAGGTCATAAGCACTAAAGAATTTGCCAGTTTTTTGTAGGTACTTATAACCCAAGTCATTGACATAATTCCACACGAAATTGACCGAACCGCTTAGGCGGTTAAGCTGTGTGGCGTGCTTATCTTTGATGCACAGCTTGAGTGTTTTCATGGGTTTATTGTACCATTTTATTAAGCCAAGAGATTAAAAAGGTAGATTTACCGCCTTATATCCACCGCCTGAAGTCGCAGGTTTACGGCGGTGATGGATAAACTATTGTTTTATATAGGATTTTATACCATTGCGGTTGGGAGTGATTGCCAGCTACAGTGCGATTTGCTTTAATTCTGCCAATTTTTTAAGCCATTGCTCATAGGCGGCCGTCTGCTGTGGCAAATAGTTGTAATGGTCATACACTTGTTGCATATTACCCACAGTGTGACCAATCATAATCTCAGCAATGTCACGACTGGTAAAAGCACTGAAATTGGTGCGTGCAGTTCTACGCAGGTCATGAAAGGTAAAGCGTGGCAACTGCACACCACAATGGCGGTCAATCCAATGTATCAGACCTGTAGTGATGTCTAAAAATGCGTTTTTTTCTAGCATTTCACCACGACGGTCGAACAGGTATTCGCTGCGTGAAATGGCGATGGCTTCGTCAATCAAAGCTTGCATGGGCGGCAGAATAGGGCGTATTAACGGTTGCTGGGTAATATGACCTACTTTGTGGTTCTCAGGTGGGACAGTCCAAACACCGTCTTGAAAATCGGTAATTTTAGCTCGTCTAAGCTCGATGCCACGGCAACCAAACATCAAAGCAAGTTCGGTCGCTAAGCGGTTACGGTAGCTAATTTTTGAGCCATACAATGCTTTGTAAAATAAGATGATTTCATCATCACTTAAGTATCGCTTACGCTTAACACGGACTAAATTAAAATCACTCAATTCAAGGTCGGCAAGGATGTTATGTGTGACAATTTCACGCTTTTTTGCCCATTTGAGCATTTGCTTGGTATTTGTGAGTATGCGTTCAGCAATGCCTGGAGTTTTTTCAGAAATGGATTCAATGATGATAATATACTGTTGTAAGGTAATGTCATTAATCGGCAGTGAGCCAATAACAGGAAAAACATAGAGCTCAAAGCTACGCTTGATATCGGACGCTTGTTTTTTGGTGATGACTGCTGATTTATCATACCACTCTAAAAAACACTCATAGAAAGTGTCAGCGTTAATATAAGCCTGCTTGGCGATTTGCTCTTCAAGTTTTGGGTCTTTGCCATGCAGGAGCTGTGTTTTGGCAGACAGTAATTTTTCTCTGGCTTGCTTGAGGGATATCAGTGGATAAACACCCAAATCAAACCGCTTTAATTTACCGTTAAATCGATAGCGTAATTGAAAGACAATCTTGCCTTTGAGGGTGCTGTCTGGCTTGGCTGTTCTGCTGGTAGCTTACTTGCTGTGTTTGCCGCTTTCCGTATGGATTAGCTCTGCTCTTTTCGCTCTCTGCCTTAGCTCGCTCTAGCATTTGATCAATTTGACCAGGTAGTGCCTGCTCACCATTAATCATTTGTTTTGCCCATTGCTACGTCTGAGCGTGATACACACCAAATAGATTAATGCTGTATTTTTCTTCGCCCTTGTCATTGATACGGTAATTTTTGCTAAAAATTGCACCAAAAAATTTACCAACAAGCTCTGGCGCAACCATACCTTGTTTATTAACTGTGCCACCAGCATTAAAGTCATAGGCGCTATATGTTCCCTGTGCCTGCGTAATACCTGCTGTGCCTGTCACTTTTAAGATGGCATTGATTAGATTATATCCAATCAATCGCTCACCTTGACCATTTGCGAAGTGAATAGCAACATCACCCGTTTGCTTTTCACTGCTTATTAAGCTTAGATGTAGCGTTTGCGTGCCTTTGTCGTTTTGGGTGTAGTAAGCTTGCGTGATTTTGACCACTTGCGCAGTATCACCATCAATAAAGTTACTTGCACCAAATTTGGCTGCGTCAGCATCGTTACAAGCGATAAAATAATTCATGAGTTTTCTCCGTTCTTAGGTAAGTTATAATAGTTGCAAATCGCATTATCCACCATCTCTAGATCATTGGTGATAAGGTCATTGTCGAACATCTCAAAAGGGGTTTTTACAGTAGTAAAGCCGTTGTTTTTGGTGATAAAGTAGTTTTTTCCGCTCTCAATGTGCGTTTGTAATACGATACCCACCATGCCTTCAGGCGTAATTTTTTCATCGAGCAGCTTACCAATGGTTTTTAGCTTGGTTTTGCCGTCCACTTCGTCGGTATGGCTAAGAATATATACGCGCTGATACGGCTTCATGTGATAATTGACGGTATTTAAAATCCGCCAAATATTTTTGCCATTCTCTGTGTATTTATCATAACCTTTGACTTCACTATCTCGCATGTATTTATTACTCATGAGATACTGAAAATCATCAATGATGATGATAGGAGCTTTAGATTTCATCAAAATATCGCAAATCAGGTTCGGATCATCTGTAACAACTTGCTTAAATTCTGCACCACGAAACGGTAAGTATTTACCCACCACATTGATAAATCCGACATTGTCAGGGTTTAGGTTTCTCAAAGAGAAACTTTTTCCTGTGCCAGACTGCCCTAGAATGAATGCACCTATTGCCATTCTCTTTATCCTTATTGCACCTTTAAAAAAAGATAGCAGGCATGGCGGTCTAAGGTGCAAAAATAACCGCCGTTCGGTAGCTACTCCTAGCCCTGCTAAAACTTAACCAATTCTTATATGTTCATTTTGTACCAAGTTTGCCCCATCAATCACAATGCCATCTTTCAAGGCTTTGGCAATGGCCACATTATTGGCTTTGATCTCCATCTTTTGGAATTCTTTTGGCAGGCGATCCGCATTGATATCAAGGCACACACTAGGAATGCTTTTTTGTCTGCGTATCGGTATGATCGGGTCATCAACCTTTTTAATATCGTTCGCCTGCATTGCCGCCAGCATATTAGACTTAAGACACTCATTTAAATTGTTTAAAGCACGCTTTTTTGCTGATAAGCGCCTGATTTCACCGTCAAGAGCATCAATATCGCTGCTGTTGTTTTTGATAAATTTGCCATAATTTAATAGCTTGTCGTGGAGGTCTCCTCGCAAGTCTAGTAAATCATTGACTTCTTCATCACTTGGCGTCTCACCGTTTTCCAGCATTTCGTCAAGTCTGATTAGACTTTCTTCAGCTTCTTTGCTGATTTGGGCTTCCTTTTTAGCCTCACTCTCAAAAGGAAGCCCAAATTCATGGGCTAATAAATCATAGTACTGTTGCTCATCATCAAACTGAGCAAGCTCCTCTTCGCTGAATTGCAATTCGATAAAGTCCATAAAATCTCTATCGTTCATGCTGCCGCCCCCTTAATGTTCTCAGATAAGGCGGTGGGCTCAAACAGCCCTGCTTGTATTGCCAATACCTCGGCGATTTGCCAATCATCATGAGCCTGTAAATCAAGCTCAATTTCATGGTTGCCTAAGTACACCAATACGCTTAAAATGACGCTATGGTATTGACCGTCTTGATAACCGATACGCCCAGTTATTACCTGCTCAGACTTACCGAGCCTGATTGTTGCCGTTACTGTCTGCATATCAATACCCTGCCTGCGATAAACTGCCATCAAGGCAGATGATAAAAACCACCGCTAGGAAGGCGGCACATAATAAACCACATAAAAAATTCTTAATTATCATGCTTCTCTCCATTCGTAATTTTTACTACTAACAATTTAGACCGCCTTGGATTGCTTGGGTCTAAATTGTTAGTATCTGGTTAGTTTTGAGTTTAATAATTAATCAAGTGTTTTTGGCATGCTCGCCACTACCGCTTGAACATCAGCGTCGAGCGAGTAGGATAGTTGTTTTCTTATGAAATCGAGTGCCTTTCTTGATGTATCTGTATATTTACAGCATTCATTACCATTCATTACGAGATAGTCGCCACCAATTTTGTCAATGTGAAAACTGTAGTGGGGCGTTGGGCTGATTGAATAGATAGTGTAAGCGTTATGATAATCTTCATATCTATAACATTGTTCATTGCAAAGTGCCATGTTTTGTCTCCTTAAGTTAATCCGTGATTGATACCCCAAAGAGTGTCAGTAGCTGATTAGCTTGTCTCCGTTTGTTGTCTATCACGGTGGGCTTGATAGGTTCTTTGCTGTTAAATAATTGGCTCAGTTTCATTGGCTGATAGGTTTATTATAAGCATACTTATATTAATTTGCAAATAAAAAATAAGCAAATAATAAATTTGCTTATAAAATATTGATTAATATGCTTATTTTATTTATAAAAAACCGCCATTAGGGGGGGTAAATTTGGGGTAATAAAAAACCACCCTTTGGGGTGGTTTGGAGTGCTAAGACATCGGCTAATCGTTTGCCATCGATCGATAACCCAAATAACTAATGCCAACCAAGCTGAGTGTGAAAATTTGGGTAATAATAAAAAAGACTGCAAACATGATCAGGCTATAAATTCCGATGGCAAAATTTGTTTTAAGTTGAGCAAAGTCTGCCAATAGTTCAATGGAATATATTGAGCGAATAGCAATCAACGATAGGGCTAAAAATAAACTGATTGATGCTAAATAAGCAAATAACAAGCTTAGAAACAATCTTCTAGTCAATGGTTGATGGTACACCTCGCCTTTTGGTCTATTTAACTCTTGCTTGACCAAATATGGTGTTTTTCCATGTATAAACTCGTCAATTGCTGGTCTGTTGATTGCGGCAATAGCCGATAATGCCGCAATATAGAATCCTGGTAAGACAAGCAACAAAGTAAAGGCATCTTCAAATTTCCTGCTGAGTAGAAAGTTGATATTTTGATCGCTTGTGTGTATTGATGCCAAATAGGCAAGCACACTTGTACCAACCAAACTAAGCAGTGCCGGCAGTAGATAGACAGCGGCACGGTGTGTATTATCTGGATATTTGATGCGAAGAAAGTCAAATACTGTCATGGCTTGGCGTAGCATTTAACCCTCCATTCGTCATGAGTCAGAAATTTTCTATCATTTTATCATAAAACTGTTTGATAGGCACTGGCTTCTCACTTGATAAGTCTTGAGTGGTCTCTGGTTTCCTTTCATCCCAGCCCAAAAAAGTCTTTTGGGCAAAGCCGTCAATCACGCCATTTAAAACTTCATGTTTAACTTCTGAGCCTGTCTGTGGATCTTTGATCAACAACGATACTCTTGGATTATCCAGTCTAGACTTTTCTTTTTGAACGACTTTTATCCAATCAAATAATTTATGCATGGTATATTGAATGAAACTCTCACCCTCAGTTCGAATAACAATTTCTGTACTTGCTGTGGTTAGATGGTGTTCAAAGTCAAATTTGCTATTGACTTCTTCTCGCTCCAAGAATACTATTCCTCTCAATCCGCCATCTTTGATAGTCTTCATAACTTCATCGCTGACTACATTATCAAGTTCGATATTTGGCATGCAGTCAATCTCCTCAGTGGTTACTGGGTCTTTTTCTTTCCAGACATCATCAGCTGCTGTCAAGCTTAATAGAGCTTTAATTAATCTAATAAGGTAAACCTTGGTAAATCCTTCAATTTTTTGAACAGAAATTTTATCGCTCTTAGTGTCAATGACGATATGCAATAAGGTTCGCTGTCCATATTCTTCCCCAGGAATAGCCTGTACTAGTACGCCATCCTGTTGATTCGCAAGCATTCTAGCATCAATCTCTTTATCGTTATAGGTAAGCAGAAGTTTCAGATAATCGTCTTGATACTCCGCAGCCACCCACTTTATCCATTTTTTATGATTGCGATAAGATATGATAAACTCACCATGATCACCAAGATTGTTATTTTGGCTATATGAGTATAGCCACTGACCCAAGTCATTTAAGGTTATTTTACCAAAATACTGCTTTGCCAAGTCTTTGGGTTCCCTTTTGCGCTTTTTATAAACTGCAAGCGTATAATAATCAAATCGAATGTTTACCGCCATAATTTCCACCAATGCTAAAAATTATACTTTAGAGACTAGAGCTTCCCAATCATCACCACCGCTCAAGACGGCTGACACTCCACACCCAGCCAATCACTTCAAACTCACCATCGCTGATCTGCTGCTTGGTGGCGACCTGCTCAGGAAATTCAGCGGCATTATCGCTGACGATACGCACGCCACCATCAGGCAGTCGATACAGGCGCTTACATAAGCACAGCTCCCCAAAGCGAATAGCAAAAATCCGCCCATCTTTGATCTCTTTTCGTCCTTTATCGATATAAATCGTATCGCCATCCTGCACATAGGGCGTCATGCTGTCATCACGGGCAGTGACTGCAAAGGCATTTTCAGACATTACCCCAAGATTGCTCAGTGTACGCTTACCCATGCGTAATTTGCGGGTTTCATGCGTCACAGCATCATTGACCGCGCCATGGCCACAGGCGAAGGCAATGTCTTTATAAAAAGGTATCTCGACTTCATCATCCAGTGGGGTGCTATCGTCCCATTCGGTGATAGGGGTGAGTTTATAATTATTTTTTGTCATCTCACCTTCGCCAGAAATTAACCAATGTACATCAACACCAAAAAGATGCGCCAGCTCAATAGCACGAGTGGTGCTTTTGCTTTTACCACTTTCAAGCTGAGAGTATGCAGATTGGGACAAGCCCTTAATTTGTTCGGTTACTTGCTTTTGGGTAAGCCCCTTGGCTTTTCTTGCATATTTCAGACGATCTTTGAGTTCCATAGCTTTTTCCTATTTTTAGGATATCTCTAGGGCAATTATATTAGATAACTAATATTTTTACAAATTAGAATACTTATTTTTTAATTGATTTTATGTATCATTTAACTTATAATTTCTTATATTTTTATAAGATAGTGGTATAATGTCTAAAATAAAAAATGAAGCTGTGCAGCGTCTCATTGAGTTTTTTGGATCACAGATGAAACTAGCAGATGCTTTGGATGTAGAGCAATCAGCTGTGAGCGGCTGGTTAAATAATCGTTTTTATATTAGTCGAGATAATGCAGACTTAGCAGAAAGTTTAACAAACGGCGTGGTGCGTTCAGAAGAGCTACGACCACGGAAGAAAACAAAAACCCCTAGCAGCAACTAGGGGCGGTGTCCATTTTCGGATTAACTCAACTTTGGAGATGAATTGAATGAACAGTATTATATTAACAGAGATTAGCCACGAAAGCAATGCTTTTAACTACCCAAGAACACATTTAGACGCTCAGGAACAACAAATTGCCGAATTTATCAAAAATGGCGGTAAGGTAATCAATCTTGACAATTCCGAACAGCCAAAGAAAAAATCAGTAAAAAAGCGTGATTTCAATAACCAAAGGATAAATAGCAAAATGCACCTTGTTTTGTGTTATCTAAAAAAGTCAGGTAAGCGTATGACTGGTACACAAATTCAAGAAAAATTCGGAATATGGGCATCAACTTTAGGTAGTCAAACAAGGCTACTGAACGCACAAGCAGGCAAGACGCTGATTGAAAGCGAAAAAATTCGTGATGAAAACAATCGTTTAAAGCGTGTTTACTATGCGGCAGAGGTGAACTGATGCATTACTATCAATTTAACCCATCAGATTTCAAGGCGAAAACACGCCATCTCACGCATTTGGAGCGTGCCTTTTATCGTGAGCTGATCGATCTTTATTATGAGACCGAAAAGCCCATCACGGGTGATTTGCCCAAATTGGAACGCCTACTGCTTGCCAAAACAGACGATGAGAAACAAGCCTTGCTATCTGTGCTGGATGAGTTTTTTGTGTTCAAAAATGATGCGTACCATGATTTTGAGATAACCGCCAAAATTCGTGCCTACAAATGGGCGGACAAAAAGCGGAACGCCCAAGGAACGCAAAACGGAACGCAAGCGGAACAGAACGGAACGCAAAACGGAACGGATAAGGAACGCAAACAAAGACACAAAAACAAAGTGAATTATTTGCGTGCCTTGCTGTCTGATCATAACATCCAAACCCCTGCAAATTCAAGCATTACCGTACTTACTGATTTATGCAACGAACACAAAATTGCCATTGATTGGGATATGGTAGAACGCCAAGCGGAACAGAACGGAACGCCAAAAAATGAGCGTATAACCAATAACCATAAACCAATAACCAATAACCAAGAACCAAATATTAATAAAGAGAGTGCATCCGCTTCAAAAAAATTCACCAAACCAAGCTTTGAGCAGGTAAGGGATTATTTTACAGAGCTAAAGCATAACAACCCATCGGAGCAAGCATCCATTTTTCTCGATTTTTATGATTCAAATGGTTGGAAAGTTGGAAGAAATCCAATGAAAGACTGGCAAGCAACGGTCAGAAATTGGATTAAACGAGACGGTCTAGGTCAACAAAACAAACAGGAAAACTACAATGCAACACATCAGCGAACACCTAAAATCAATCCAGCAGAAGAGTACTACAACAACGCCATGGCAGAGTATGAGCGATACTATGGCTCAGCAAGCCAATCCACAACTGGTCAAGACTTTGCTGGAAATGTTTACGATGTGGAAGCTGCAATTTAAAACCAAGATGACGCAGGGTGCATGGGATTTACAGACAGCTCAACTATGGGCAATTGCATTGGCTGATCTTGAGATTACTGAAGCCATGTTTGCGACAGCTTATCGCAAATGCCTAACGCTAAAGTGGATGCCAACCACACCTGCTGACTTTGCAGAACTTGCATTTGCCAATGAGATTTACCCTGATTGCCGTCAAGCTTATCTTGATGCTACAGGGAGCCGTTACAGTCATGAAGTAGTCTATGAGACGGCTAACCGTGTCGGATTTTATGAAATCCGCACAAAAAGCGAAAATGAGATTTTTGGCGTATGGTCAAAAACCTATACCAAAGTTTGTGCCGAACACGCCAAAGGTGCAAGATTTAGCTTGCCACAAGCTCAGCAAATTGAGCAAAAACAAGAAACACAAAATATAATCTCTGCTGAAATGCAAAACGAAATTAACCGCTTTTTGACAACCTTTGGTAGAAAAAAACATGGGCTACAGACTACAGAAGTTTAATATCAAAGATATGAGCATGAAGTACAAAAACAAGAAAGTTAAGATTGACGATATCACTTTTGACAGTAAAAAAGAAGCAAACCGTTACCTTGTGCTAAAGCAAATGCAAAACAGTGGTTTAATTAGCGATTTAACGCTACAGAAGCCGTTTATTTTGGTTAGTGGTACTAAGATAGCAGGCGAGCTTAGAAAGCGTCCTAGCGTGCGTTATATTGCCGATTTTGTGTATTTTGATAACAGGGTTGGCAAAACCGTTGTTGAAGATGTGAAATCAGTAATTACAAAAAAAGATAAAGTATATCGTTTAAAAAAACATTTAATGAAAACTGTACATAATATTGATATTTTGGAGATATGAATGAGTAAGTTATATGAACAAAGCCCCACCGCAGTGATTTATAAAGACCACATGGGCGATGATAATTCTGTAGTGAATGCCGCTAGGGTGTCATTTGCCAAAGATGCCAGTAATTTCACCCCTGAACAAAACAAGAAGTTAATCAAATACTTAGCAAAACACAATCACTGGACACCGTTTGCCCATGCGTTTGTTTTAGATATAGCCAGCCGTGGTAACATGCCGATACCGTTACGCTATGCGTCGGCTCATACAGGTAGGTATGGCGGTTGCTTCGTAGCGGAAACTATGGTGTGTCTAAAGTCTAAAAGTCCGTCCGACCCATCACCTTACTATGCGAACATTATAGACGCTACATCTGATACTCTTATATGGAATGGTGAAGAGTTTGTAGAACACGATGGCGTGATTTGTAACGGTGTGCAAGAAGTCATTAACTATGATGGTTTATGTGGAACACGAGGGCATAAAGTCTTTACTGAAAGTGGTATAGTTTCATTAGAGTATGCACGGAACAATATGTTACCTATTATTGATTGCCCCTTGCCGAGTTCAACCACAATCTATCCCATACAAGGAACACGCCCAATGATGACTTATTCAGATGGGGTAGTAGTGCCTGTATATGACATCTTAAACGCAGGCAAAGACCATAAGTATATGGCGAACGGTAAACTTGTTCATAACAGCGACAAGGTAAATCCGTGAGCTTGCCAAACAAGTCGGTGAGATTATTAAGCCATTATTCCCAGTTGCGTGGGAAGCATTGGCTAATGACCCGAATAAATTGACTTAGCAAGGTGAGATGATGATAAGCGTTACTAGGTGCGTATGGCACGATAAAAGCAGTAAAGATGAAAAGCTTGATAACAGCATTTTGGGGGCTAATTGTGTCAAATAGGCTTAAACAAATCCGAGCTTTGCCGTGTTGCCGGTGTGGTTTGCCACCACCAAGCCAAGCGGCACACGCCAATTGGCAGGAATTTGGCAAAGGCAAGGGCATTAAAGCTAAAGACGATTACACGATACCACTGTGTCATTTGTGCCACAGCAGGCTTGATCAATATCAAGGCTTGTCAAGACAGGAGGCGAAAAGCTGGTTTATTTCTAAGCTTAAGTTTATCAATCAAGTGCTAGATGATGAAACAAGTTTTTAGAATCATTAGTGAATCGGTGATGAAACATTGCTTTACCGAGATCGTCAAGCAATACGAAAGTGGTCAGGTTTGTAGTGTCGTCATCACTGATAAAAACGAAACACGAACAAACGCCCAAAATCGCTTATATTGGCTATGGCTTAAGCAAATCAAAGATAAGACAGGTCAAGATGACGATGATTTACATGTGATGTTTAAACGCCTATTTTTAGCCAAGATTTATGCAAGAGATGATGGCGAGATGGCACAACTGTTTGAATCGCTAAACACGCTAAAAAGACAGCCGAACTATGAGCAACAAGTAGCCTTGCCGTTTGCTAAGCGGTTTGTAACAACAACACAGGCAACCACGGCACAGTTGAGCGAATATTTAAACGAGATTGAGGTATGGGCGTTCAAGAATGGCATAGCTTTAAGCGTTCCTGATGACCTAAAGTGGATTAAAGATGATGAAAAAATTAGCATTTCATAGAGCGAGAACATGACAACATACTACAACGAACAAAACAATCAGCTTGCAAAGGTGAATAGTAGCAAGGCTGATAAGGACGGCAATATCTGGGTAGAGATTGACGGCAAAGCACCTGTACCAATGAATTATGACGATTTTATTAAAAATTTTAGGAGTATGAGCAATGAATTCTCAAGAAAAGCACGATGAAGTGATTTATCAATCGATCACTGGCGACGCAGTCAATCACCCAAGTCATTACACATCAGACCCATCAGGCATTGAGTGCATACAGATTACACGCCATCGTAATTTTAATATCGGCAATGCTATCAAGTACCTTTGGCGAGCAGGGCTAAAAGATGGTAACAGTGATATTCAGGACTTACAAAAGGCGGTTTGGTATATTCAAGATGAGATTGAGCGATTGCAAACACAAAAAGGTAACGGATAACAATGATTTATCACTTTAAAGGGCGTTTTAATGAGTAATGAAAAACTAGAAGCGTACAAAAAAGAGTTTATTGAGTGGGGGCGATGGGTTAGGTGCGACCCTGACAGGCTAAGTTACCCAAGCCCTTGGTTTGAGATGATAATGCGTGATAATATTCCCTGTCCATCTGTTAGCCCAAATATTACAGATGATAGGGCAATGGCGATTGATAAGGCGGTTAGCAGATTATCACGGTATAGCGTGTTGCAGTATCAGATTTTTGTTTTGTACTTTGCTAAGAATATCCCTGAATACAAAATTGCCAAGATGGCAGATATGCGAGTATTTAGCAATGGCAGGATTAAAAATGCAAGAAACATTATTAAAGAAAATCTAAGTGGTGCAATGGGCTATGTGATTGCTTTTCTTGAAAATAATGCTTGAATTGTTAGCAAAGATTTGTTAATATTTACCCATAATGGAAAATTGTGCATGATTTTGATATACCCCTTGCAGAGGCAAGGGGTTTTTTATTGCCCAAAAGGAGGGCTTATGGCAAACAAAAAGCCCAAAATGGGCAGACCAAGTATTTTTACTGATGAATTAGCCAATGAGATTTGTGAGCGCGTATCACTGGGTCGCAGCTTAAGAAGCGTATGCCTTGATAAAGATATGCCAGCCATGTCAACAATTATGGACTGGCTTAATCACAATGAAGACTTTTCGGAGCAGTATCGTAGAGCGTGCGAGGACAGAGAAACCACGCACTTTGAAGAGATGCTCACCATTGCTGATGAAGTGCTACCAGAGACCGCAGAAGTGGCAAGGGCAAAGTTACGCATTGATACAAGAAAATGGGTGCTTGCTCGCATGAATCCAAAAAAATACAGCGACAAAGTACAAGAAGATAATGCAGATAATGCAGTATCGCTAATGGCTCAATTTATGAAAGAATTGGGGGAAAAACAAGGGGGATAAATGTTTGACAAGCTAAAAGACCCCTTGTATCGGCTCAATCACTTGTACTACATCACTGATAAGTCAGGTCGAAAGGTAAAATTTAATATGACCGCTGAGCAGTATGAGTACTTTAAACATGAGCACAGCAGGAATATCATTTTAAAAGCACGCCAATTGGGGTTTACCACGCAGGTGTGTATCATGCAGTTGGATTGTGCGTTATTTGAATCAAAAAAATGTGCCTTGATTGCCCACACCTTGCACGATGCCAAAAGGCTTTTCCGTGAAAAGGTCAAATTTGCTTATGATAACCTGCCTGAACTTGTCAGGCTTGCCAATCCCATTAAGATTGAAACCAAAGAAGAGATGGTATTTGAAAACGGTGGCAGTGTTACGGTAAGTACATCATTTCGTGGTGGTACATTACAAAGATTACATGTCTCAGAATTTGGTAAGATTTGTGCCAAATACCCTGATAAGGCAAGAGAAATAGTAACGGGTGCATTTGAAGCTGTGCCGTTGGATGGCATTGCTACCCTAGAATCCACAGCAGAGGGCAGGCAGGGTTATTTTTTTGAATACTGCCAAACCGCCCAAAAAGACCAATTGTCTCATAAAGACTTGACCGCCCAAGACTGGCGATTTTTCTTTTTTGCATGGCATCAAAACGCTAAATACATCATGCCAGTACAGCCCATCAGCGAGCGATTACAAGCCTATTTTGACAGCTTAAAGTCAAAGTATGGCATACAACTTAGCGATGAACAAAAGGCGTGGTATCAAGCCAAAGAACGCACGCTGGGCGATGACATGAAGCGAGAATATCCGTCATTACCATCTGAGGCTTTTGAGCAGAGTATTGAAGGGGCGTATTATGCCAAGCAATTTGCCTACTTATATGCTAACAGTCGCATTGACAAACTGCCTGATAATGAGCATTTGCCTGTTGATACTTATTGGGATTTGGGCGTATCAGACAGCACGACGATTTGGTTTATCAGACAAGTAGGTGATGAATTTCACATTGTGGATTATTACGAAAATTCAGGCGAGGGATTAAATCACTATATCAAAGTGCTAAAAGATAAGGGCTACAAATACGCCAAGCATGTTGCACCGCATGATATTGATAACCGCCAATTGGGGGCAGACCGTGCCAAAACCTTGCGAGAACTTGCTCGTGATGGCTATGAGATTGATGGGCAGATATACCGATTAAATTTTGATGTTGTCCCAAGAACAAGCAATGTCAATGAAGACATTGAAAAAGTACGCCAAATCTTGCCCAAATGTGCCTTTGATGCCATCAAATGCGAACAAGGCATTAAGGCACTAGAAAGCTACCGCAAAGAGTGGAACGATAAAATGGGCGTATGGCGTGATAAACCATTGCACGACTGGGCAAGCCATGGGGCTGATGCGTTTCGTTATTTTGCAACTTATCAGACAAAACAGCAGTATGCAACACAATTAAAAGTGAGTATGTATTAATGAACCCTGATTATATGCTGCCTGAGCTTTTAGAGCAGATACCCAAATGGACAATGATTGAAGATTGTTATCACGGTCAAGATGCCATCGCAAAAAAAGGCGAGATTTACCTGCCAAATCCTAGCCCCATCAATGAAGATGAAGCGGTTAAAGTGCAGCGTTACATAGATTATCAAAAGCGAGCCGTTTTTTATAATGTTACCAAACGAACCGCCAACGCCATGGCAGGCATTTTTGATGATGCTGTTAAAGGGGCGTGGGGGGCTTTTGGTGGATTATCCGCTTGTCAAACATGGTCAGTATCTGCCAACCAAAAAGGATGTCAGCGACGATAATTTACGCCCCAAGATACGCCTATTTGACCCCCAGAGTATCATTAATTGGCGTGTGCAAATGGTCAATAACACACGCAAATTGACCTTGCTTGTCTTAAAAGAGAACTACATTGAACAAGATGACGGCTTTAAAGTACAAACAGGCGAGCAGCTTTTGGTATATCGCTTGATTGATAAACAAGTTTGGTGTGCAATCTATCAAAAACACGGAACATGGCAACAAATACAAAATGAACCCATCCGTGGCGTTCATGAGATTCCCTTTGTCTTTTTTGGGGCAAATGACAATGATGAGAGCATTGATGACGCCCCTTTGTATGATTTGGCGGTGCTAAACCTTGCCCATTATCGCAACAGTGCTGATTATGAAGAGGGTAACTTTATCGCAGGACAGCCCAGTTTATTCATTACAGGACTTACCAAAGAATGGGTAACCGACATTGTCAATGAAGGACACCCCATCCGCCTAGGAGCGAGAACGGCGAACATTTTAGGCAGTGGGGCAAATGCGTTTTTATTGCAATCTAATGCAAACAGTGGGCTTTATGAAGCCATGCAAGATAAAAAAGAGCAGATGGTGGCACTGGGGGCAAGGCTGATTGAACCAAAAGGTGGCATAAAAACAGCAACCCAAGCCCAAAGCGATAAAGCAGATGAGACATCAATTACTGCCCATTTAGCCAATAATTTATCTGATGCTTATAGCCGTGCTTTTAATTACTGTGGTCAGTTTTTGAGCATCAAACACACCCCTACCGTGGTCTTTAATACCAAATTTGATACCAACAAGATGACCGCTGATGAAAGACGCCAGCTCATCGCAGAATGGCAAGCAGGGGCAATCACATTCTCTGAGATGCGTGCAAGACTGGTTGATGATGAGATTGCCTTTATTGAAGATGATGAGCTTGCCAAATCTCAAATTGACAGCGATTTGGGCGAGATTACAGGTCATATTGATGATGAGCCATGAAATGGTGCTAAATGAAAACCTTAATTAATTTAGAAAGATTAAAAACCCAATTGGCAAATGATTTTAATGTCACAATCAAAGACATTTTGGCGTTTTTGCAAAGGGTGGTTTTTAATAAAGAGATTGGCGATTTATCGCAAAAAGAAGTAAATATTGTGATAAAGAAAACCGACAGCCAATTAAAAACCCTGTTTGGGGCGTTTATCACAAACCTAAAAACCGATTGGCGTGGGCTATTTAATCATCGCTATGAGGTGGACAGTCCAAAGAACATCAAGGCATTACAAAAGTATGCCGATGAAGTGTTTGCTAAGCCGTTGCGACTAGATGGCAAAATGGGCATAACACTAGATGAGCTGCTTGATGCGTTCACCGACACAGAACGCAAGAAAATCACTAACGCCATCCGCCTAGCTCATCATGACGGTCTGCCCAATGCCAAACTTATCCAAATGATAAGGGGGTCTAGGGCTAGAAACTACCAAGATGGCATTTTGGCAATCACAACACGCCATGCCAAGACCATTGCCCACACAGGCACAGCCATTGTTGCAAATCAAGCCAAGCAGGCGGTCATCGCCGATAATGCCGATATCATCAAAGGCATTAAAATACTTGCTACCTTAGATTTACGCACCAGTGGCATTTGTAGGGGTTTGGATGGGGTGTTTATGCCTTTGGACAAAGCACGATATCTGCCCTATCATTTTAACTGCCGTTCAAGTTTTGAGATTGTTTATGACGGCTACACCGCCCCAAAACAGCGTGCAAGTGAGCATGGCGTGGTGGAAAATCAAAGCTATTATGAATGGCTAAAAAACCAACCTGCCCAATATCAAGATGAAGTATTGGGCAAGACACGGGGAAAACTGTTCCGAGACGGTGGTTTGACGGTGGAACGATTTAGGGCGTTACAGCTTGATAAGCATTTTACGCCCTTAACGCTTGAACAAATGAGAGCATTAGAACCCAAAGCCTTTGATAAGGCATTTGCTGCTGTGGTAAAATTAGACAATACCAAAGACAGAGTACTTGCTGTGAAAAGAACCGATTGGGGGGATTTGCCCAATGTGATGATTGCCCACACCAAAGACACTATCACAACACACAAACATTATCAAAAAGCCAAATCTGGGGAATTAAGCTCAGCATTATTTTTGGTTGATGAATATTTAACAGATGATTTTGTACTAAAATTACACCATACAATTAAAGGTTATGATAATGTACGTATTGTGCCTGTTCATGCCGAAGAACAGCTAGGGCGAAACAAAATCCCCATGGCTTATGCCTTAGCTCTATCAGAAATGCTTGGTGTGGATATGGATTTGGGTATTGTACAAGCTAAGCGTGCTTATCGCACATCATCCGATGGCGTGGGTAGACTCTTAAAACGTGTCAGTTTTGATGGTGTTGTATTAAGTGGCCATCATTATATGATTGTTGATGATGTGATTACCCAAGGTGGCACATTGGCGGATTTGCGTGGCTTTATTGAGAGCAAGGGTGGCAAAGTAATTTTAGCCAGCACCTTGAATGGTAAACCCAATTCTGCTAAACTACCTATTACCAAAGCCACGCTTGGGCAGCTTCGCAAACAAGCAGGCAAAGAAATTGAACAATGGTGGCAGGAGCAATTTGGCTATGATTTCTCACAATTTACCGAATCAGAAGCAAGATACCTTGCAAAACAAATTCATAGATATGGCATTGACGCCATCAGAGATATACTCTTTGCGTCAAGACCTTAAAGATGCTTATAAGCAAGGCAAAGGCTTTTTTAAGGAGCGTGCTAGGCGGCTGCAGAGCACTTATACAAGCCAAGATAAAATCCTTGCGCCAAAGCAAAGTTGATGTTTATCATCAGATGATGAAAATGCCTTTGTAGTTTATTTATTCACACACAGCACCCAGTAGGGTGCTTTTTTATCATCCGCTGTTTGTAACAGCAAAATCAAAGGTAGTAACCAATGAGCGAAAAACCAACCACAGTTTTAAGTGATGACACACAAAACCAAATCACCCAAGAGCAGTACAACGAGCTACAAGCAGAAGTTGAACGATTGCGTAAACACAGCGAGACCCTTTTGGCTGAAAAAAAGCAACAAAGCGAACAGCGAAAGGCTGAGCAGGCTGAAAAAGAGCGACTTGCCGAAGAGACAGCACGCAAAAAGGGGGATTTTGAGGCACTAGAAAAGCAGTATCAAGCTAAAATTCAAGAGCTAAACGAGCAAATCACCAAGCGTGATGCTGAGCGTGATGAGAATTTGGTTAAATCACACGCCCAAAAGCTATCAAGTCAGTTAAGCGATAACCCTGCCAATCAAGAGATTTTACAAATACTCATTGAAAAGCGGTTGTCTGCCAAAGATGGTCAGCTAAGCGTGTTAGATGACAGTGGTGCTGTATCTATCATGACCCTTGACGATTTGGCAAAACAAATCCAAAACTGTGGCAAATACGACAGCTTAATCATTGGCACAAAATCCTGTGGTACAGGTTCAAACGGTCAATCAGCTAAGCGAGCAGGTGATTACAGTGAACAAGAGCGATTAGCACTTGCCCACTCAAACCCTGCTTTATTCAATCAATTATTTTTGGAGTAATCATGGCAAAATTAAGAGAGATTTTTAATAAAAATGTCACCTTGTCTTATCAGGTTAAAGACAACTTACAGCGGTCAAAGTTTTGGCAATCAGGGGCATTTGTCTCAGATGCACGCTTACGCCCCCTGCTAAACAGTGGTTCATTAACCTTTGATGTGCCTTTTATTCACCCCATTGATGGCAATTTAGAAGCCAACTATGGCAACACCATCATGACAGACATTGCCATGCCACGCTCAATCGAAGGCAGCAAATCAAAAGGTCGTCTAGCAATCTTAAACGAAGGCTTTATCGAAAGCCGTCTTGAAAGCTATTTGATGGGTCAATCACCGCTAAAACTTATGGCACAGATGATTGATGACTATTGGCTTGCACAAGCTGAAAACCGTGCCATTGCTACCTTGTTTGGTCTTTTAAATTATGACCAATCTAATGGTAAGAAGTTATCTACTGACATATCAAAGGCAACCGCTGATGATTCATCAGGCTTTGATGTTAATGCGTTTATTGATGCTGAGGGCACGATGGATGAAATGTATCAGGGCAAAGGTTTGATGGTTGTGCATCCTTTGATTGCCACAAAAATGCGCAAGCAGCGCTTACTTGAGCGAGTAACAACCGCTGATGATTTAAAGCCGATTGATGTGTATAACGGTCGCAGGCTTATCCAGTCAAAGCGTGCCACGGTCATAGGCACAGGCAAAAATGCAAAATATGTCTCTTATTTGTTAGGGGCTGGGGCATTTGCTGCTGACATGGTTGCAGGGCTTGATGATTTGGAGCTTGAACGCACGGCGAACACAGGCAACGGCTCAGGTCATACCACGCTATGGACACGCCGTAACATGCTCATTCATCCGCAGGGCTTTAGCTTTATCGCTGAGCCTAGTACGCTTACAGGTGGCACAAAAAATGAAGCGCTATCACCAAGCTGGACAGACTTAACCACAGCGGCAAACTGGCGATTGGACGCTGATGCTGATGCTACCCCCATCCGCTTTTTAATCACCAACCTATAAGGGGGCAATCATGGGACTACCTAAAGACAAGGTCAAACCTGCATTTAATTACACTTATCCATCAGAGCGAGCGTATTTTGACGAAAGCAAAAGCACGCTGACTAACGCACAGGTAACAGACCCTGCCAAAAGTGGGGCAGATTATGGCATCAAAGACCCACAGGTCACTGAAGCACTGACAGGTACAAAGAGCGAGACCGCTAAGATTGAATAACAGCCAAACAGCACGAACAAAAGCCCCATCTGTTTTAGGTGGGGTTTTTAGGATGAAACAATGATAACACTTGATGATTTAACAGACATTGATAAGGCTGATGAACAAACCGTGGTTATTGTCAATGCGTGGCTAAATAAGCATAAAATTAGGGCATTTGATAAGACCCCTGACCCCATCAGGCAAGCAGGCAGATATATTGCCAAAGCATGGCTTGACGGTGATTTATTTGTCGCACGAACAGAAGGCGTAGTGACGAGCAAATCATCTAAAGCAGGTGATGTGTCTGTCTCAAAAACTTATGCAGATGGTGAGCAAGGGCAGGCGATGAGCCAAAACGAGCAAATCGCTTTAGCACTCATTGAGCCGTATTTGCAACAGCCTTTGGGGATGTTTGGCTTGCCTGCGGTAAGGGGCTAA